AAACGCAAATCTACAAGAAAACCAGCCTAGTTTTCTAACAGTTTTTATAAAATAAAAGCGACACACCGACAACTCAAATCACTTAAATAACAGATATTTCTGTTAATGTTCTTACATATCTAGTAACAAGACTAGATAGTGGAAGGACTAGTGGTTATGGGAAAACTAGCGCAAAAAGCTTCAGAACTATCTACTCCAAGTTTTGGGCTACCTTGTGGTGTATCCAAGGTAGTAGAAAAAATGGATAATGAAGATAAAGAAACACTTGAACTATTGCTATTTCCTGTTAGCGAAAATGCAAAAAGATTTTCAAACAAACAAATTTATGATTTATTAATTTCAGAAAAATTTGACATTGCGCAGTCGTCTATAGCACTCCACCGTAGGAAGCAATGTAGATGCTTCACTGGCATAAATGCCAGACTAACCGCATTGAATGGATCCTAAAGTGTCAGATGAATTTGCAAAAAAAGTTTTAGAAGAACTTGCTTCCCCTGGCAAAACAGGGTCCGATAGACGGGCTCAAGAGACTCCAGAGGCATTTAGACCTCGTATGGATATAGACCACACTTCTGGTGGTTTTGTTGTCAGCACCCCAAGACCGGCTGGTAACTCTGCAGATGCTAATGAAATTTTAATTGAATTTGGTCTTGATCCAGCAGCGTGGAAAGTCACAAGTGTACGTCAAGGTAAGTGGCAAACTTTTAACGAAAACTGGCTTGAATCTTTCCGAGTATCAGTTGTTCCAGCAGACTATGCAGACAGCCTAGATTCAGACTTAGATTTAGAAAAACTTGTAGATGAAATTAAAAAATGGAAACCAACAAAAGGTTCCAAGCAAGTTACAGGAGATGGAGCTTTTGTAATTGCTCCTAGCGATCAACAAATTGGTAAAAAAGCAAATGGTCACGGAACAGAACAATCAGTTCAAAGAATTCTTGGAGTTACTGAAGGTGCCTTTGCTCGCTACCAAGAACTAAATAAAATTGGTCGTAATCTTGGAACTGTAGCAATGCTTCTTGCAGGAGATCACGTAGAAGGAAATGTTTCTCAGGGCGGGCGACTACAAAGCCCAGCAGCCTCTGATTTAGGTCAGACAGAGCAGACACGAGTTGCCCGTCGTTTATTGATGCAACAAATTAAGGCTTTTGCACCACACTGCGAGGAACTTGTTATCGCTGTGGTAAATGGAAATCATGACGAAGTAACACGTCAAGTTGTAGCCGATCCTTCTGACGGGTGGAACGTAGAGATTGCTTCTGCAGTCCAAGACGCTTGTGCAGAGAATCCAGAACTTGCTCACGTAAAGTTCCGTTACCCAGAAAAAGATCATCAGACTTTAACTGTAGACATTAAAGGAACTCTTGTAGGTCTATTTCACGGGCATCAAAGCGGACGCGATGTTGTTAAATATCTATCTGGACAAGCTGCAGGACAGACTGCTCTTGGTCAGGCAGATGTCTGGGTTTCAGGACACTTCCATCATTTTAAGGCTCTAGATATTGGCTCTCGCCTATGGCTACAAGCTCCTACTACCGATCCAGGTTCTCCATGGTGGCGCGACCGTTCAGGTTTAGAAAGTAAGCCAGGTCTTTTAACTTTTACTGTGGGACAGAATCACGACGCTCGTAGAGATATAAGCATCATTCAAACAGATTAAGACTTTTTCTTTTCTTTTTTCTTTGCTTCTTTTTCGGCTTTGTAGGCTTCTACAGCATTTGCACTGGAGCGTCCGCGCCAAGCAAAGCCACATTCGGTACAAGTAACTACCTTTGCGCGAGTCCAACGACCCCCCGGTGGGAGAGTCTCAATAGAAGTATTTAACTTGCCTGGACGAGCAGTGCAGTAAGGGCAATTAGGCGGTCTATTACGCTTAGTTTCTTCGCCATTGTAGGCTACAGAAAGCGCCCTACGGAGTTCAATCTCATCTTTGCCACCCCAGATACCCCAAATTTCTCTGTGCTCTAGAGCCCACTGTAGGCAGTTTTTACGTACAGGACAGGAGAAACACATGTTCTTGGCTTTGTTTTTCTCTACGGAATCCTTTGAGTAGAACCAAGTCATAGATTCTTTTTTGGATGGGTCAGCGCACAAGGCGTTTTTTTGCCATCTTAAATTATCTGCTGGTTTCCACACAGAAGCAATTCTAATAGAAATACTATAAATTAAGGCTCTGTAACACGCCAAAAACAGACTAAAACTCAACCCAGGTTATAGGAGATACTTCAGTAAGACTATCCCCTAAATCTGTGTAACCTAGTTCGTCACAAGACATTAGCTCTAAATCAAAATCGCTATTTCCAGCCCAACCAAAAGTTGACTTTGATTTCTCCAACTTTTTGAAGCTTTCTGATAAAGAATCAGTTATACCGTCTCTCTGAATAGCCGAGGCAAGAGCCCTGCGGACTAAATCGTTTTCCATAGAAACGTGGTCTTTTGTGTAGAAAATAAAAGTCTCAGAATCTTCTGAAAAATTTAAGTAACCAGAACCAAGCCATTCTTCCCAGAGTGACTCACCTATTCTAGAATCCTTCATCTATGTCACCGATAGACATTTCAAAATTATTATCTATCTCATCATCTTCAAGAAAATATACTTCTGATGGCTTTTTGACTTCAAAAATTCCAGCAATTGTTAATGCACCGCAAAGACAACAAGTTTCAACACTTTCGGTATTAACTTTATTGGGAACATCTACACCAACAAGTTTCATTAAAATGGTGCCATTTTCGTCCATGCTTTCTGGCTCCCACCTGGTGTGATCATCTAAATAACACGACTCACAAATAGCCATGGGACGGGGGTCTTTCTTGCTAGACATATAGACCTCCTAAAAACTTAAGTACAGTTTATAGGAATAACTTAATGTCTATCTTGAGAAACGCTTTAATCAACTAAGTACTGAATAGTTGCGAGATTAATGTTTCTTTTTCTACGAGCATCTGTAAGCTCTACAGGACTAAGACCACCCCACACACCAAACTGTTCGTGTTGTATACCCCACTCAGCGCACTCAACTATGTGGTCACAACTTTTACATATGCTTCTTGCTAATTTAACGTTTGTAGCATTTGTATCTAGTTGACCAGGATCATCAGCATCCCCATAAAAAAACAAATCTCCACCGACTTCCCTACACAGAGGGTTTTCATATGTCGATGGAAATGGAAGTTGAGGCTTTGTTTTTTTGTACAAAATTTTGCCTGTCTGTGAAGTTGTTAAGTCTTTTCTACACTACCAACTTCATAACCGCAACCAGCGTATCCAGCAATATCAATCCACGTGTCGGGCTGGAATCCTGACTTAGATGCGTAGCGAGCAACTTTTAACCCAACCATCATCATTGCTACATCTTCGGGAGTTATATCTACTCCAATAATTACAGACCAAATTTTTGCAATACGAGTAAAGTTCTCTTCTGGACCGCCATATTGAACATCACGATCCCCAGCAATAATTGTTGCTGCTTCACGAAGGGCTTGAACTCTGAGTTGTAGAACCGGTTCTTGAGTAGTCTCAGACATCTCTATTTTTCACCACTACCTGTGCTTGATAAAAGCTTTCGCTTTCCATATCTTCTGTCTCTTTAACAAGTAATTCGTAGTTAAATTTCTTTCTTACGTCAGAGACACTTACGTTAAAGAACTCTGAAATACGCTTTTCAGCAGCTAAAGAAATTTCGTCGTAATCATCTCCGTTAACCAAAAGATGAGCAACAGTGACTACGCTCATAATGTTGCAACTAACTTTTCTACTTTGTAAGGAGAGTAGTGAGATCCATCAAGAGTAGGCTCTCTACCGTCAGTTGTTTTAACAATAATGTCACCTGAACGAACAGCAACTACACGACCCCTACGCCCGTTATGGAGTTGTCCTAACTCGCCCTCAAAAGCATCTGCCAAGACTCTTACTTCATCACCAACGCGGATAAACCCTGGCATACCGGGTTCCCAAATCTCGTTGCCTTGGTTATTAACTAAAGCAATGCCCATAGCTAGTTTTGAAAATACTTCAACTATTTGAGCATCGTTTGATGCTAGGTGGGGCAGGGTTCTCCAAAAATCAAGAAGTTTTACTACAGAAGTGCCTACATCAACAGACACTTTAGCCATTTCTAGTTGAGACTTTGCCATCTCAATATTTAAATCTCTCATATATCCACTCTCACTTTACGTAAATTGTACTGTATTAAACATCAAAAACACAGGATAAAACTCTATAAATTGACTCATTAAAATCTGGTAAAACCTTTATATAATCATTCTTTTGTTTTGTAGCAATAGAAAGCCTTTCCCCAACAGACATATCCTCTAAGTTATGAGCCAAAAGGGACCAGGACTCTCCTAAATAAGATGTCTGCTTCCAGTCTGTGACTACGGGAGTATTTACATACAAAGACTGAGAAAGATTTACCGACCACCAAGGCTCTTCATTTTTATACACAGAAATTACAGAGCCAATAGATTTATTTATATTTGTCAATACAGAAGTATTAGTAGACCATTTACTACTAGACATTGGGTAAATTTTATTTTTTAGTGTTTTTTCAAGATTTTTAACCCAAGGGGTTTTTTGATTGGTAGACCAATGGTCTGAATTTGACTTCATATATAAAGCAGTTGAATCCTCTACGGCAGTCAATAGAAATGAGTCAAGACATAAAAGATCCAAATTATCTTCAGAAATATTAGGTATGTGTTTTGTTATGTGTTCTTTCTTAGACCAAGGAAAAGAAGGACACAAAGTCTGTTCCCAAGTATTTTCATACAAATCAAAAATAACTCCTTGAATACGAGAAAGATTTGCTGAGGATGTAGCTTTACCAAACTCTGATCTTTTAGAGTAAAAATCTTTTACAAGATCCTCTGGATTATTAGCAACCGCCCTAATCCCAGCCCACAGTTTGTGGGGCTCTGGAGCATCAACTAAATATCTAACATTAGACACCTTGCGAGCTCTTTCAATGACAGACAAAGCCCCGTATAGTCGATATGAAGAAAGACTCGTGGGTGGAGTTAGACCAACTATTACCACATCAAACTGGGATAGATACTCTTCAGACATATCTATTGATGGTGTAGTCCACACAACTTCGTGTCCAGAATAACTCAAAGCATTTCGTATAAGACCAGAAAAAGTAGGAAGCCTTGTATTTAATCCAGGGGACGACTGAGGAGCACTACATCCAGTAAGTAATACTTTCATAGTTTTTAATCTATCTCTTTCCTATAGTTTGTGGAGTAATGAGAAAGCCTTCCAACATTTGCTGGAAGGCAATCTCACTAAGCCAGTGACTTAGAAGGGTGCAGACGGCGCTGGAGCCGGTGCGGGTGCAGGTGCAGGTGCTGGAGCCGGTGCAGGTGCTGGAGCAGCCTGAGCCTGTTCTTCAGCCCATGGATCTGTAGTTGGAGCTGCTGCCTGAGCAGGGTAGTAACGCTTGATTTCATTCTTCTTGTTACCCTGCCATACGCGACTACCAATTTGAGCGCGGAACTTGCGATTAGCAAGAGCTGCTTCAATCTGAGCATTAGTAGGGTCTTGGCTAAAGAAATTTTCTCTAGTCAATCCCAAAGCGGCCATCTTGCTAAAGAAAATACCCAACGCAGTTGGATTGTCATTAGACACTACAAGGTTGTCCCATACGAGACGCTTGTTGTGTGGACCACCCTGTACTTCAGCCTTAACTGAGAACATTGTCTTGCCAGACTGAGTCTGCTTTGCCACGCCTTCAAGAACTACTAAATCGTAGTCACCGTCTGGTAGTGGTTCGTATGATGCTGTTTCTCCAGCCTCTTTGATGAGGTCGGACCAGTTTAAGGTACTCATACCTTAACCTTCCTTCTTTGTTGTTTTGGCAGCAGTTGCTGCAGGTTGTTTTTCTCCAAAAATCATGTCAAGCATACGTTCAATGGAGAGGTTTTCTTGCTGAACTGCTGAGCCAAGGCGACCTTGTACACGCTCTCCAGCCTCATACTGATTATTTCGTTCCACGTACATTTTACGAACCTTGTACGGAGGACTCAATGGATCAGGGTTTGGTACTTCCTCTGTTGTGATAGCACCAAGAATGTCGTAGAAGTACGGAGCCTGGATTGCAAGCTGACCCTGCAAGTACGGACGCTGACGACCGTCTTGGCTAGGACGAGCCATTGCAGTCAAGACAACTGCTTCTAGTGGATTAGTTGCGTGCATTGTTAGATCGCGTAGGTCACGTAAAAGACCGCCCATGTGACGAAGTAGTTCGCCCCACTGCTGCATCTTCATCTGCTCGCTACCTGCGATGCTATCCATGCACTTAACTTGAAGTTCAGAGATTGAGTCAATGATAAGACTCTTAAACTGATGCTTACCGCTCTGAAGCCATTGATATGCCTTAAGCACATCGTCATAGCTACGAACTTGGACTACGCAAGTATCCCAAGTGCCGTCTGCTACTGGTGGCTCCTCTCGGAGTGGGTCCCAGTACTTCACGATGATAGGGAGGAAACGATGCCCACCCTCAACGTCAAGCATGAGACGTGGATATGGAGCGGTAACCGCAAAGGTGGATTTTCCAACCTTTGACTCACCGTAGACCATAACTGTAAGAGAACGCTGAATGTCACTCATAGTTATTCCAGTCCTTTCTTGTCATTTTCGTTTTCGTAATATGAATAGGGGTCTCCCTCTTC